CGGGGTAGCCGCTTCGAGGTGCTCCGCAGAACCGCGTGCCATCGTGGGCGGCTTGGCCCCGAGACCGACGCGGAGCCGTTCATCGAGCGCGCCACGCGCGTCGGACGTGATTTGCTGCAGCGCTGCCGCCGCGTTGCTCGAAAGCGTTCCACCGCTCGGAAGGTCCTCCTGCCACACCTCGACGTCCGCGAGGTTCGCCTTGCCGATCGTCGCGTAGAAGTTGCCGAGCTCTAGAGCGAGCTTGTCCTTGGCCAGCTTGTAGCGGTGGCTGTTCTCCGTTGGTAGCGCACCGGTCGTCCCTCCCTGACGCTGCAGCTCGATCATGCGCTTCGCGGCGGCCTCGACCGACTTGTAGGCGGAGATGTTCGCGGAGTAGCCGGCGGCCGTGCGGGGGTCTCGCGCGTACCCCAGCAGGCGCCCGTCGACGTCGTGGACCTCTGTCGGGTGACGCCGTTCGAGCGCCGCCGCCTCGCCGCCATGCGCCGCAAGTGCCCCATAGCCGAACGAGCGAAGAAGCACGTCGCCCGCACCCGGGTGGACCTTCTCGGCCTTCGCGGCCAGTTCGAGCGCCTTCTCGAGCGGCATCCCGCCGCCGACCTGTACCGTCCGCTTCGGGTCGAACCGTTGCGTTTCTGTGATCACGTCCTCGGACGTGCGGCGCCGAGCATCCTGAGCCTGCGCGATCTGCTGCTGCGTTTGGGCGCGCATCGCGTCGAGCTTGGCCTGACGCACCGGGTCGAGGTTTCCGTCGTTGAACCGGGCCAGCTCGTCATCGATCGACTGCCAGGCGGACTGCAGTGCGGCCATGCGGGCTTCGCGGTCGTCGCTGAATCGCGCCTTGGCCTCGTCGTAGAGCGAGCCGGCGAGCTTGGCCTTCGTGCCGGCCGCCTCGACGCGGGCGTCGTGCTCGGCCTTCTGCTCGTCGATGTCGTGCTCGACCTCGGACTGCATCTCCTGGAAAGCGAAGTTCGGGGCACCCGTCAGCGCCGAGCCGGCAGCACCCAGCGCGAGCGCGATCCGGCTCATGATCTTGTCGCCGACGGACTTGTTCGCCCAGTACCGGTTCGCATCGAACGGCTTTTCGCTCGACCGCTGTGCGAGTTCCTCCGACATCGCCCGGTAATCCTGTTCGCGGGCGTCGAGCCGCTTGCGCTTGTCCTCGATGTCCGCCATCGCGAGATCGCGGGCGTCCTGCTTCTTCTGCGCCGCGAGTGCGGCATCGATCCGAGCGTTGGAGCCGGCCTCGATCTCGGCCTCTCCCGCGCGTTGCTGCGCTCCGGCTCCGGATGCCTCGGCCTCCCGCTGTGCGGCCTCGTTCTCGGCGTCGAGCGGGACGGCGTGCTGCACCTGGCGCGCATTGGGCTGGAACGTGTTCGATCCGACCTGTGCGTAGCGTGCGGGAGGCGGCGCCGGGAGCTCCTCTTGCGGTCCAGCGGGAGCCGCACCGGGCACGCCCGGGCCGTTGTGGAACATGATGTCGCCCGGAGCTGGCGGAGCGAGAGCAGGTGGTCCAGCGGGCGCCGCGGCAGCCGGAGGCGGAGCGGCACCGGGCGCAGGCAGGTTCGGGTTGTGCCCCATCGCGCGCTGTTGTGCTGCGTAAGCGTCGGCGATCTCGGCCGCTCGAGCGGTCTGGGCCACGGCGTCGTACTCGCGGCGCTGGCGCTGATACTCGGGGGACTGTGCGCCAGCCGCGCCGAAGTCGTTGACGTTCGGCGGTACCACAGCATGGCTACCGGTATCGGCAGCGACCGCCTCGTCGCGCCCCGCCGTCGGGTCGTAGTCGAGCGGAATCGGCCCCGCCAGCGCATTCGGCCCCACCGCGCTCTCCTGCGCCAACGCGTCCTGAATCGCGGGCGGAGTCTCGCCGTAGAGCGCGTCGATCTGCGCCTTCCGCTCGTCCGGTGAGAGCGAGTAGTCGTTCGCGATCTCGAACGCCTGACGGTCGACCGCGTCCACTTACGGGCCCTCCACCGAGGCGCGCTCGCGCTTGGTTCGGGACTCGAGATCGCGGAGCCGCTTGTCGAGGTCGGCACCCTGGGCGAGAGCCGTGGAGAGTGCGCGGTCCCGGACGACGGCCTTGCCCGCGGGCGTCTCGACGACGCTGGGGCGGAACGCCGGCGATTTCTCGAGCTGCTGCGCGATGATGCCGGCACGGGGTGCGCGCTTGTCCGCGTAGACGAACGCGGCCTCCTCGGGCGTGCGGGCCGGAGACTCGGCGGTCATGCGCGCGGCGGCCTCGGGGCGGTAGCGGTACGAGACGGCGTCGACGGGCGCGTAGGCCTCGTGGGAATCCGGGAACGCACCGGAGCTTGGACGCACGTCGCCGAACCGCCCGTACGACTGCAGTTGCGGCTGACCGCGGTCGTACCGGGACAGCGCATCGGCGAGCGAGCGGAACTGCTCCTTCTGGGTGAAGTCCGACGCCATGGCCGCATCTGGCGGCGGCGCGTAGGCGGGATTCGGCGGAGCCACTGCGGCGCGAGCGTTCGCGTCAGCCATCGCCATGCGGCGCGGACTGTTGCCCGGCTCCGGCGCGACGCGCGGCAGGTCCTCGACAGCCTCACCCGGTGCGCGCGGGTGATAGTCCACCGGCATCGTCACTGGGTGGCGCTCGGGGAAGGCCGCATCCAACGCGTTCTTGAGGTTGCCATTCTCCGCGCGCAGGCGGGTGATTTCGGCCTTGGACGTCTTGTCTGAGAGCATGCCGCCCATGGCTCCGAGCGCGGAGCCGAGGCCGCTGTCGCCGCCCGACGAGCGTGCCGGCGCCGAGGACTTGTAGTTTGCGACGGCCCTCTGCATGTCCTCCTCGCGTCGGCGCCGCTCCTCCTCCAGCGATTGCGGCGTGAGGGTCTGGACGTCCTCCTTTGCCGCGATGTCGGAGAGAGCTGCGAGGGCCATGAGCGCGGAGCCGGTGCCCTTCTGGTGGCGTTCGGCGTTGCCTTCGCTCACGGTCGCATTGGTCTGCGTCGCCGCGGTCTCGGCCTGAAGCTGTGCCTGTGCAGCTTCGAGGGAGAGGCCCTGCGCCTGGAGCTGCGCGAGCCGCTCTTGCTGCAGCGCGCCGGTGTATTCCTTGCCGTACGCCTGCTGCTCGCTCGCGCGGAGCATGGCGGCGTCCCGCGACGCGTTCGAGACGGCCGTTGTCTGACCCAGCGCCGCGCCACGGTTCGCGAGCGCGACGTCCCCGCCACGAGCGGATGCGGCTTGCGATGCGGCTGCCGCCTGCGCCTGCGCGCTGCCGGCGTAGAGCTGCTTTTCCGCGACGCTCGGACCGTTGCCGAGCATGGCGTTTTTCAGCCAGGCGTTCTGCTCCGCCTGCGCGTTGCTCACTTCGTTCGGCGTGCCCCGGTCCCAGTTCGGATCGAGCGTGCCCGGGGTCGCCTTGAATCGGTTCGTCCCCATGAACCAATCGCCCGCATCTTGCAGTGCGGTGCGGAGGCCCTTGTTGTCCGAGTCGAACTTGTCTTCCTTGTTACGGTACGCCGCGTTTTGCCCGTTCGTCTGATTGCCGTAGCGCGCCTGGTCCTCCGCACTCGCGTACCGCCGCGCGTAGTGGCTCTGCGGCGTGTTGAGTGGCTGATTCGTCGCGTACGTGCCGGGCGCAGCCAATTGGCCGTAGCCGGGTTCGCCTGGTTTCGGAGATCCGTCGGGGTTGGGCATTTTACTTGCTCGCATTCGCGGCGTTGCGGCGGAGTCCGCCCTCGACGCCGATTTCGAAGGAGAGATTCAAGAACGCGAGACCGGGATCGACGCCCGAAGTCTCACTGAGGCGGAGTGACACGCGCTGGAACCGTTGATTTGTCGGCTTCCAACGCACGGAGCCAACCGGCTGCACGGTCGCATTGGCGATGTCTGTCGCCGTGAAGTCCACCTGCTCCGTCGGGCCAGCCGAGCCGTCCACGAACCAGATCACGTGGAGTCCGCTGTACGCCGGCGTCGAATTCGCGACGGAGCCGAAGGTCAGCCGAACGCGCCGGCACCGCTTCTGCGTTTGCCCGAGGCCGAAGTCGAACTCACCGGTGGCCACGTCGATGTTCGGGACGCCTCCGCCGCTACCCGCGTCCGTGTGGGTGGTCTCGTCGAGCTTGTAGAGTTTGCCCGCAAACACGACGTACCAACTGCCGTCGATCACCACGCCGTCATTCGCCACGGCAAGGCTGCGGTGCGTCCAGCGCATCCACCGGTCGACCGTCTCGTCGTAGACCAGCGTCGCGCCGCCGCTAAACGCGGAATTGCACGTCCACAGAATCTCGCCGCGCGTCACGTTGAACGCACCCGAGATGACAGTGGACCATGTACCGACGTCGTCCTGCAGCGCCTGCATGAGCGTCAGGCCGCGCCCGCGATCGAGCAGGTAGAACCCGCGACCGCCGCGGAAGTACACGCCGCGCTTGGTCGTCACGACGCTGCGAGCGAATGCACACCCCGTATCGGCAGCGACAGGGATCACGACGAACGAACCGGATGCGGTATCGCCGCGAGAGTTGGGCCCGTCGCCAAAGACCGCGTAGATGTGAGCCTCGGTGAACGCGATCAAGGCATCATCGAGCGAGACGCATGCCACGACGCGTTCGCCCGGGATGCGGAGTTTCTGAGCGAGATTGAACTCCGGCGGCTCGCCGTTGACGTACGGTTGCGAGTACCAGATTACCTCGCGGTCCTCGCCGCCCCACGCGAACATTCGCGCCTTGTGCACGCAGAGACCGCCGGCGCCGCCCCATACCGCGTCATTTTCGAGCACTCCGCCCGTCGTGTAGAGCCGAGGGTTGCCCGTGTGCGCCGCATCCGCGACGCCGTCGGTGAACGTCACCGCTGCCGTGGCCGTCGGGTCGTTTTCGAGGGCGTCGGGAGTGCTCGCGATGGTCTGCAGGCGATAGAGGACGTCGGCGTTGTCGCCCACCGAGCGGTACACGGCGAGCAGCACCTTGCCTCGAGTCGTCTGCGCGAGCTGCCGGCGCGTGACCGTGAGCGGGAAGAGTGAAAGGGTGACGCCACCGTGCCCGCCACCGTGATCCGCCGCCGTGAACACGACCGGAAGGCTCGGGGTCGAGCGGTGCACCTGCCCATAGTCATCGACGCCTTCGTAGACCAATACATAGGTGTACTTTTTCCCGGCGTCGAGATTCGCGCCGACGGCATCGGCGGCGGCCATGCGGGGCAGCTGCACGTAGGCATGCTCGTCCACGTGGAAGCCGTGGAGGTACTGCACGATCCCACCCGCGAGATACGTCGTCGGTCCCCATTCGGCGAAGGTCCAGAGGCCCGGATCGGCGAAATCAGCGATCACTTCGTCAGCTGCGAGCGTGGCGTCCTGCGCGAAGATGGCCGTGATCGTGGCGATCGAGTACTTACCCGCGCCGTCCGTGGTGACGTTGTAGAGGTTCTGAGTCGAGGGCGAGCCGATCAGTTCGTAGCCCGCAGTCGCAACGACTCGGGCGAGCTCACCGAGTCCTTGATCGAGCTCCATGAGGTAGAGCGTGCCGCTGTTGACGGTCTTCCCCGTCGGCTCTCCGCGCCACCATTGGTAGATCCGTCGCTTGGTGAGGGTGGTGTCAGTCCAGGTGTTCGAGGCGACCTGTACGCGCGCCTGGCTACGGGTCGTCGTGAGCCCAGTCGCAAAGACCCATTCCCGCCACTTCACGAGCGGAGGCGCAGCGGCGTTGACGTCCCAGGAGAGCCACGCCTCTCCGAGCGTGTGATCGATTCCGATCCCAACCTGGCCGGTAGGCTCCACGGTATCGAGCGTCACCGCCGCAGTCGTCGCGCCGGACGTGGAATCGATGCGGTAGGCGTTGAGGTTGCCCGCAGTGGACCATGCCGCCAGGATGATCTCGTCGTTGCCGGCAATGCGCTGGACGCCGTTGGGCTTGGTGAACGTGCCCGCGATGGTGTTCGCGCCCTGGAGACCCAGCGCGAGCGCGTCAAAGACGGCCCAGCGCACATCGTCGGCGGTGTTGATTCCGACGTAGAGGAACCCCTCTCCCACGAGCACGTTGGTGTCACGGTACGGAGCGATCGCGTAGATCGAGGACTTGGCCGCATTGTCGAGCGTGACCGAGCCGCCAATTGCACCCGTCCCGTCAGCGTCCACGAGACGGCCGCGAATGTTGTTGGCCGCCGCATCCTTGTACGTGATGAGGATGGTGGTGCCGTCGTAGGTTGCTACGCACCGCGGCTGAACGCTCGACGTCGCGCCGTTGAGCTGCGTTTGAGAGATGACCGCGCCAGTGTCGCGCTCTACGACACGGCACCAAATGTCGTGCGCACCTCCGCCAGTCGGAGCGCGCTCCCACACGTAAACCGTGTAGAGCAGGCCGATTGCGACACTCGCGTAGGTGATTGGCTCGCTCGCGTCACGCGCGATCGGCTTGCGCTCGACTGTGGCCTCCGACGCCTGATCCTCGCTCACCCATTGGGTGGATTGGTGCGGAGCGTAGTGCGCGGTGTTGAATTTGGCGGAGCTGCCCGTGATCGCCGCGATTCCGTCCCGGTGCGGGAGGACTCGTGCGACCTTGGTGAACGTACTCGACTCCGTGATCGCCGCGAGGCCCGGACGCTTGCTGAGTCGGCCGAGCTTGTCGTACGCGACATTGACCGCCAGCGTCAGATTCAGCTGTGCGATCGTCGGGTCCTTGGACTGGTCCACGCCCGCCGCGAACGAAAACTCCTGCGGCTGAAAGTCGAGCGCCATCAGAACACCACCAGGCTCACGACGACCGAGACGTCGCACACGAGCTGCAGATGGGTTGCCGCAAGCGCAGGATTGTAGGCTGCGTCGTTGGTCGCGAGCTCCACTGGACCGGCACCGGCGGCGCCGACGATGCGCGCCACGATCCACCCTCGGTGCGCGCGTGAGAGGTGGTGAGGGATGGTAGTCGCAGTCGTCTTGATGGCCACGCCCTCGATCAGCCGAGACCCGCGCGCCCACTCGGGCAGGGCTCCGTCGAGGCCGCGCTTTACGCGGTCGTCGGCCTGTCCGGTGCCACCGGTGCGCGGATAGGTGACGGACGGCTCCGGCATCAGAGGTAGCCCCAGCCCTCCGTGTCACGCACGTCTAGGATGTGCGCGCCGCGATGATGGTCCTTCGGCTCGAGCCACGCCTCGATGCGCTTCTCGAGGATTTCGCGCTCCTGGACGAGTTCGGTAGCGCTGGACTTCTCCTTCTGGAGGAGCGCGATCGCCACGTCGAGCACGATGTACTCGGGGAATGGCAGCTCGACCAAGGTCGCCGACGACGAGGTCGCCGTCCAGCCCCAGATGTACTCGTAGGGCAGCGTGTAGACGGCGTTCGGTGGAGGGTTGAAGTCGAGCTTCCACACAAGCTTGCCGCTGGCGCCCGTCGCGATGCGAGCGCGATAGCTCGGCAGGAAAGCATACCCCCACGACTGCGCGATCGTGGACTCCACGAAGTCGTGCGCGCGCCGTTCGAGCGGGACGTCATCGCTGCCCACCGTCCGGAACGCAATCTTCCGAAGCTTCATCACATCGGCGGCGAGTTCGTACTCCGCCGTACCCGCCACCGTCGTGATCGTGTTCTTCTTGATCAGCAGGTCTTCAGCGAGCGACGCGATCTTCTCGAGCAGCTTGTCAGCGCTCTTGTTGATCGCGTCGAACACCTCCTGCTGACCAACGAAGGTCGAGTTTTCCATGTCTGCCCGGCGGCGGGCCTGAAGCTCGAGCTCCGCCATGGTGTAGCCGGGAAACATGGGTCAGCCTCCGTTTTCGTACTTCACAATGTCGCAGATGGCGCGGTAGAGCGCCTTCGGGTCCTTGTTCGAAAGTGCCTCGGCGACGGCGGTACCCATCTCTTCCTGAACCGCCTCTTCCGTGGAGTCGCCGCCGGATGCGTCGGTGTCCGCGTCCGGTTCCGAGTGACCGTGTGCGGCACCGGCCTTTCCACCGGTGTCGCCCAGCATTACCGCGATCGTCGGCTTCACTGGCCCACGCTCGTATTTCGAATGACGACTTCGAAGCTGACGACTGGGCCGGTGAGATTCGCGTCCGTGCCCGCGGAACTCGACGTGCAGATCGTGCACGTGCCGTTGGCGGAACTGATCGCACCCGCCCGCGCGCCAACCGTCGAGTTGAGCGTGTCATCCTCGATGTTGACAAAGAACCCGCGCGTTGCGGGCCATGCGCCATCACGGAACGTGATCGTATATTTGCCGGCCGTGGGCGCTGAAACTGTGAATCCAGCGCCCTGCACGACGGTCGGAGCGCCCGCACCGGCCGTCTGGAACCGCCCGTTGATGCGGACGATTCCAGGCAGCTTGTTACCGCCCTCCTTGTAGAGACCCCTGGGTCCGGGCATCTTACCGCTCCCTGTAGTTGACGACCATGACGCCGGCCGGGAGCGTCACTCCGGTCCCGCCCTTCGTCCCGACCACGCCGAGGATCTGCCCAGCGTCGACGTTCAGATTCGCGGCGGTGCCGGAGTTGGTGAGCAGCTTGGGCACGAACGCAACGCCACTGCCGCCGGCTACGTTGGTGAGCCAGCTAGCGACGATGGTTTCCGCGCCGCCCGCGCCGTCCGCCTTGTTCAGCTTCAGGGTCGTGTTGTTGGTGTTGTCCGCAGTGAGGGCAGCCGCCGCGATGAAGTACGCAGACACCACGGTGATATCCCGATCGACGCGAAACAACGACTGCGCCGCCATCGTAAAATCGCCGTCGGCGTCGGTCGGTACCTGCAGGATGTTTGCCTTGTTGAACAGGCCGCGGACGTACTTGCGAAGGTCGCCCGCGGAGTCTTCGAGCCCAGCGAGCGAACCCGTGAGCCGGTCCATGAAGTTGATGACAGTGAGGGCCATGACTCAGTCACTCTCCACGGTGAGCACACACACTGCGTGCGTATCCTCGACCGTCAGGTTGTAGGTAGCGTCGGCGCGGAATTCGAAGCCGTTGCTCGCGGCTTCGCGCAGGATGGTCACTCCGTCGTCGTCCACGACGTCGGGCACCGGCCCGATGGAAACGACCTTGAGAGCGCCCTTTTCGAAGATCCAGATCAGGTCGTCCTGGCAGTTCTTGTCCACCATCACGGTGGCCTTGCGACCATCGCTGGACACGAACTTGGCCGTTTGGACCGTGACCGACGAGGCGCCAACGTTGGTGTCCGTCCAGACCACCTTGTTGTCGAGCTCGAGCTCCCACTGCATCGCCTTCGCGTGGTTCATCACCACGGTGTCGGGATGCGCGCCTTCGCGACCCATGCGTGCGAGACCGCGCTTGACCGCCTCGTTGATCGAGACGTTCAGAGCGCTGACGCGCGTGCCGTAGAGCCGGGAGTCGGGCGTTCGGTCCACACCGAGGAACGCCGTAGCGCCCGGTGCGGTCGTCGGACACCACTCGATCAGGCCGTTGCATGAGGCCTGAAAGTCGCCCTCGACGAACATGTACAGGCTCGCTGCGAGACCCGTCGATGCGTCGAAGGTGATGGTGCCGGCATCGCGATCGATGCTGACGATCTGCCGCCTCAGGTCGAGGCCGGCGCTCTGCGTGAGCGTGTCGGAAGCCGTGTTTCCGTCGGCGGACGAGAAGTTGATCCAGTCGCCCTTCTCGAAGTTGGTGATTTCTTCGATGTCGTTGAGCGTGACGGTCGTGCCGGACGAGTAGCCCGCACTGATTTGCCCACGCATGCCACCCGATCCGCGAAAGATCGAGATGCCTGCGTTTCGGCCAATGTTCTTCAGTACCGCGTCGGTCTCGTCCGTCGTTTCCTTGATGAACGAGGCCTTGCCGCTGGCCTGCTTGATTGCCGAGCGCGAGATCGACACGACCCCGAAATCCTCGCACCAGGGCACGAGAAACACGGCGTTTTTGTTGGCAGAGCGGTTGCTCTGCGCCTTGTCGAACTTGCGCGACCGACCGTTGTTGCGCCCGTAGCGCGTTGGCTGGTCGTAGCGTCGGCCGCTGCAGTCTTCCTTTTTCTCGAGACTCGCGAACACCGACCCGGACACGTCGTAGACCATGTCCTTGAACCCATCTGCGTAATACTCCTGCAGCATCGGGTCGATGTCTGCGGGAACGACGTCGCCTGCCATGTGAAACCTGTTTCGGTGAGAGGTTGGCTACCTTCTCGCCGCCACTGCACGCGCCAGGCGCTCTTCCCGAGAACTCGGTCTCTTGGGCTCTTTGCCGGATACACGTTCCGCGGCGTCGAGATTCGAGAGCACGTGCTTGCGTGCTTTCGTCTCGGGTTTCGCCGGCTGAACGGCCTCGGGTGCCCGGTCGGGGGGTTTGAGACGGCCTGCCTTCGATTCGTAGAACCGTCGGAGGTTTCCGTCGAGCACGGCAAAGATCGCACGAACGTTCTCGACTGTCAAAGCCTCGCCGAGCGGCTCGTAGTCACGGAGGTAGATCGCTTCGAACGCGTCGGCCACGTCCTCGGGCGTTTCTCCCTCGAGTGCGAGGAATTCTCCGGGCGCTGCGGCGAGCGCGCGGCCCACCGCGGCGACGTCGGCGGCGCGCGCGTCCTTCTCGGCTTGGGTCTTCTCATTCTCGTCGCGCTTGTCGAGACGCTTCTCGAGCTCGGCGACCTTCGCCTGCGCTGCCTCGAGGGCGACGGCTTCGGGCGTTTTCTTCCCTTCGTCGACGGCGCGCTTGGCCACATCACGCGCGGAAAACCCGAGCTTTTGCGCGAATTCCCACGGGTCTTTCTCCCGCAGAGCCTTGAGCGCCTCGACCTCGGCGACCTTCGCCTCCCGCTCTCTGATACGCCGCTCCTCCTCGCGCAGCCGGACGAAGTGCGGTGCGATCCGCGGCTGCTTCGGCTGCGGCGCGTCGATGACTACGGGCTTCGGTGCCGGCACTGCTTCGCCGGCCTTGGCTGCCGGTGCGGGTTCAGCGGCGGCGCCATTCGTCGGCGTGGCCGGTGCAGCTGCTGTAGGTGCGGGTGCGTCAGGCGGCATTGGCGGGTCCGATCGGTGCGACCGGAACCGGTCCGGTCATTGGTGAAACAGGCGGCCCCGCAACTCCTGCGGGTGGGGCCGGCGGGGCCGCCTTGGTCTGGAGGGCGATCACTTTGGTGATCCAGGCGTCGAGCATGTCGAGGCGCTCCGGCGGATAGTGGCGCAGGCGCGCGAGCGACCACGCCCGAGTGCCACGGTTGACCGCCAGGTCGAGATTCATCCGCGGCGACGGCGGCATCATTTCGCCCTTTTCGAGGATGCGCTCGATCTCCGAATCGATGAGACGCTTCGGCGCGAGCTCGGTCTCCATCGCCGAATCGATGTCCGGCACCTGCGCGAGCTCCATGGCGGCGTCTCGGTCCACCCAGCCCTTGCCTTCGAAGATGTCGGCGAGCTCGACGCGACCGGCGATGTCGTGCGGCATCTGCGAGGCGGGGAGACACTTCATTTCGATCGGGCCGACGTCCTCCAACGCTTCCTTCACGTCGATTTCCTCGAGCCACGATTTGCCCGGGAACATGACGCGGAGCTTCGGATCTTCCTTCACGAGCTCGCGGTCGACGTCGAGCGTCTGTTGCGCCAGATCCATGATGGCGTCTTCGTCGGCGCGAATCGTCGGGATGAAGCGCTCGGATTCGATGTTCTTGTAGACGAGCTGCGCGCGACCGGAGCCCGACATGTTCGCCGGCATCTGGCCCTGAGCGGATAGCTGCGAGATGCCGGTCACCTCGTAGGCCGACTGCACGAGGTACTGCAGGTGCTGCATGATCTGCGGCGAGACCACGTCGTTCACCTGGAAAATCGGCTTGACGCCCGTGTACGTGCAGATCATCCCGCGCAGGGAGTTGTGGATCTGCGCCTCGACGACGTTCGAGCCCTTCTCGAGGAAGACCTTCAGGTTGCCGCCCCGGTACATGTTCTCTTGGATCATGCGGAGCAGTTGGTTGATTTCGAGCTGAATGCCCGACAGCTGCTCGGCTAGCCCGGTGCCCCAGATGCCGAGCGGCTCTTGCGACCAGCGCTGGAACGTGAACGGGTGGCGCTCGCGTTCGAGCGGGTCAGCCGCGAGCGTCTCGCCCTCGATTGCAGCGACCACCATTCCGTCGCCGGCTTCGGGACCAGACGGTAGGTGATAGCCCTGGTACACCATGACCTGGTCGCTGTCGGTCATGCCGGTGCGGCCGAAGATGGTCTTGGCGCTCGCCGCGTCCTCGATCGCCTTGCGTGAGCTAGGGAAGAGCTCGGCGAGCATCATCCGATCGAACGGACGCTGTCGATACACGACGCGCGGATAGTCGAGCAGCGCCTGCGCGTCATCGATGAGCAGCTCGCCCGGGAACACGTACTCGTACTGCACGTTTCCCCAGCGCGAGAACGTGTGATACACGCCGGTGCCGGTGAGCGCGCACGTCTTGATGACGCGGTCGCGCAGCTGCCAAAGCTTGCCCGCCCAGAAGTGCCCCTGCACGAGCTTGTTCCGCATGCGCGCGGCACGGAGCATGGAGTAGTCGGCGTCGGTCGTGACGTGCTCGGGTGATGGGCGACCCTTCGCGAGCTTCGATGCCGCTGCGTCCACCATGTTGCGGACGATGTTCAGCGACAGGCGACGAGTCGGATCGCTCGCGAGGCGCCTCGATGGCTGCCCGACCGCCCAGTTGCGGCCCACGACGTCCGCCAGCATCCGATTGCCGTAGAGCCGGAGATAGTGCTGCAGGCGCGAGCGGAACGGTGCTTGCTGGGACTCGACGCGACGGGCCTCTGCGATCATGCGTTCGCCGAGCTCGCGCTTGTTCTTTGCCGTCCAGAATCGCGCGTCTTTGACTTGGTCAGACATCGGCGGACCCGTATTGCAAATCGTCGCGGAGCATCTGCTCGAGCTCCTCGCGCTTCTTCAATTCGGCTTCGGTCGGCGGTCGCGTCTCGGGCTGCGGACCGGCGAGCGTGACGGAATCACCGCCCGCGAAGACCGTCGTCGTACGGTCGAGCAGGCCGCGCTCCTTGAGTCCGTCGAGCAACTCTAGAACGTTCACGCCGCTACCGCCTTGCGTCCGCGCTTCGGTCCTTGCGGCACATGCGGTGCGGTCGCGAGCCGACCTGCAGCATCCGCGCGTTCCTCGTAGGAATTCGGGATGGCAGGCTCCGAACCGTCCATCGGCGCGGGCAGGCAGTCCGATTCCGTCCACGCGATGTGCTCGAACGGGATCCAGATCCATCGGCCCTCTTTGCGCTCGACGAACACGCAGCGCCGGTCCCAGTCCACGACGACCGGACGCCGCGAGAGGCCCACGATGGAGTTCCACGCCTCGATGGTCGTCTCGACGTGGGTGATTCGGACGGCCTTGTCGAGGATGACCTTGATGCCGTCGGGGAGCCTAGATTGCATTGTGCCAGTCCTTCTGGTGGAGCGAATTGACCTTGCCTTCGAAGGCGCGCGCTTCGTTGAGCGCCTCGATGAACTTCATGGCCTCCGACCCCTGCCACTTGAGCCGCTCGTCCATGCGTGCGTAGCGGAGGAACCGGAGCAGGTCCTGCGGGTCGAGCTTCGCGGTCGGCCCCTTGCGGGCGCGCAGCGTCGATTCGAAGTCGCGGCAGATGCGCTCCCACCAGGCGAACAGGAATTTGCGGGTGTTCGCGCAGTCCTTGTTCGGGGGCGGACCGTCGAACAGGCGCCCGCGGTCACGGTGGTTCAGCTGCGCGCGGTTGAGCGGACGCTGGACGCGTTGCTTGCGGGCGGCCGGGCGCTGCAGCTTGCGGAGGAAGGCGCCCATTACGCGGCCCTCGCACGGCCCCATCGCGGGCCCTCGCATTGGGTGGCTGCATGTATCTGTGCGGCCAACCTCTCCAGGAATCCGTTCAGTTCGCCTCGCCTTCGGTTGGCGGTAGAAAGGGCGGCACGCAACCCGTCCGCTTCCTCCGAAACGTGGTGGTACGCCCAGCGCCTATTAAGCCGGTCGATATACTCAGAATCCCCGCACCATTTTTCGAATGCCACATCGATAGCGCGCTCGTCGCCAAACTCCCTGGCTCGACGAAATTCGTCCCCTGATCGCGTCCGTTGGAGCAGCGCCTTCTCGTATTCCTCAGCCTCGTGCGCGCTTACTGCCGCTTCAATTCTGCGCGAGATTTCCCGGTCAGCATCGCTCTCGCTCTGCGCTATCCACTGCTCGAACTCTCGCAACTCGTATTCTTTGGCCAGAGAGATCATCAGGCTGCCCTCGCGAGCGATTCTCGGAGCGCCACGAGCCGCTCGTACGTGTCCTGCCAAGCGTGCGGACCGCCGAAGAACGCGACGACCTCCTCCGGCGCCATCGGGTACTCGTGGCGGAGTCGATGGTTGATGACGTTCTCGCCGTGGCAGAGCCAAGCGTGCGAGGGGGCGCCCTCGGTCCAGCCGGTGCTTTCCGCCAGCTGCAGCCACCGCACGTCTTCCGCTGGGCCTTCGGTGAACCGGAGCGGCCACGGATATCGGACGCCAGCGTTGTTGAAGAACACACCGCCCGTGCGCTCGACCTCGCAGCCCCAACCGGTGAGCAAGTCGAGGAACACTCCGCGTCGATTGCCGGCCACGCCAGCGTTGTTCCAGCGGAGCAGGTAGTCGAGCCGTTCGAGCCTGAGCGGGTGGTGCCAATCGTCGTCGTCGAACCACGCGACCGCGTGCCCCGTCGCCTTCCCGAGGGCTTCGTTGCGCGCTGCAACCAAGTCGTTGAACCCCTCGACGATCACGAGCTCCTTGTCCGCGTGCGTCTGCTTCTCGTAGTTCCAGAGCAGCCACGGGCGGAACGCGGGGCGGTTCGTGACGGCGAGGCAGGAGATTTTCACTTGTAGGTCTCCCGCATGAGCTCGTGCAGCCGCTTGCGCTTCTTCTTCGCGTGCTCGGGCAGGCGCGCGCCCTTCGGTGTCTCGGCGTCGAATCGTGCCGCCACCGCCGGGAGCTTGGCGTGCAGGTAGCCGCGCTGTGCTTTCGAGGCGTACGGCATCGTCAGTCCCCGTAGTCGTACTCGGCGTCGTGCCGAGCCTTCTGCCGAGCGAGCACGCGCTCGATATGCTGCTCCGCCGTGAGCTGGCGGGACGTCTTCGCTTCCGGCTTGGTCCAGCCGAGCTTGTACGCGCGCCACATTGCGAGCACCCAGGCCGAGACGATGTCGCCGTGACCGCCCGTGGCCCAGCGCGGCGAGCTGAACGAGAGCTGCCCGCCGCTCGTCGCACGCGCTTCCAACTGCTGCATCTGCCGGATCAGCCGATCGTGCTGCGGGATGCGCACGACATGGGAATGCAGCAGCGAGCGAGCCACGGCGTGCGTCTCGGCCTTGCCCTGCACGCCTTCTGGTGCGTGGACCAGGTCGATGTGCTCGGTGTCGAGGTGCTCGCGGATGGACTCGCGGTAGTGCCCGTCGGCCGCCATGACGTCGCAGCCAGCGGCGTGGATGCTCTGGGCGAACCGCTCCACGGTCTTGCTCGGCTTCAGCGCGCCGTCAGTCGGTCGGAGCTCGATGAGCTCAATGCATCGGTAGGTCTCGGTGCGACCCACGCCAACGAGTGCGGCTGAGTCCCGAGTGAACCCGAAGTCACCCGCGAAGTGCACGGCCTCTCCGAACTCTGCGGTGCACGGCAGCTCGAGCGTCGGGTCAATCGCCGCCTCGATCGCGCGCTGGTCGAAGTACGCCGAAGCGTTGGTCGAGAGAAACTCCGCGTCGTACTCGCGTCGTGCATTCTCCGGGTCCGTCCGTCGCATCGCCTCGACGGCCTGGAGAATGTCGTCGTACTCCGGCCCGCCCTCGCGCATGAGCAGCGTCGGCGCGTGAGCGATGAGTGCCCCGTGCGGGTGGCCGTAGTTGTCGTGGTACAGGTCCCACAGCACGCCCGACTTGGACCACGGCGAGGAGATCGCGAGCAGCTGCCCGCCCGACATGATGCGGGGCTGGAGCGCGCGGTAGATCTCCGCGTCGTTGATGCGGTGGTCCTGGTCGTAGAAAAATGCGCATTCCTCGAGGAGCGCACCGGGCATCGAGCGGCCTCGGATGGATCGACCACCGGTGCTCGCGGCCTTGGCCTCGATTGCGACGCGCTTGCCGTGGTCCCGCCGAATGACGAACCGCTCGGTCGTGGACTCGAGGATTGCCGACGGGCAGAGCAGCAGGGCCGCGGCGCGCGCGAAGTTGAGCGTGTGGCACGCGGTCTTCAGGTCAGGGGCGACGATCGGGCATGACGCATCCTCACCGGGCGAGAGCAGCGAGAGGTCGACCGTGAGCGCGAGGTGCAGCAGGCGGTACGCGCCGAAGAACCGTGTCTTACCCGACCCGCGACCACAGACGGCGCCGAAGACCCGAGCCGGGGAGGAAGTCGGCTCGAGCCCTCGGGCGCCCCAGATTCTCTCGCCGAGGGTCTCGCGGTCAGGCTCCTCGCCGTCGAATGCGACCCGGCAGACCTCGCGCTGTGCCGGAGTGGGCGTCACCCCGAGCGCGTCGAGCATCTGCAGGTAGCGCAGCTTCATCCCGCGACCTCGCGCAGCTGACGCACCTTGGCGGTGACCTCGTTCTCGGCCGTGCGGTACCGCGTGCACCGGCCGCAACCGCACGACTCCGCGTGTGCAGTCTTCTGCTCAGGAGCGATGCGCCCGTGGAGCTGGAGGGCGAACCGGATTACGTCGAGCGCGCCCCGTACGTCGGCCTGGAAACTCGACCGCTGGACCCCGTCCTCGTTCGTCCAGCGGCGCTCACCCGAGAGGGCCCGGGCGAAGAGCTCGTCGAGGCGGGACTCCCATTTGGCTACTTCATTCGGCCGCGGGTCCGAATCAACTGTGCCACTCCGCATTGGCACACAATGGCACGAACTGCGCCACGTGCCAAGCCCCCGGTTCTGGCACAGCTCGCGCGCGCGGGGGCGACTGGTATGGCTGGGTCGGCGCGGACCGGGTGAGGCGCAGGTTCGTAAACCGCTTTCCTTACCTTTTCAGTCGTGTTCACCCTATCGATGCTTTCCCGCCTGCCTTCGCGCACTTGCAGCACGCCGGGGGCAACAATGTCCTTGCGTGGGGGCTACGACCGTGTGGGTCTATGTCTGTCGCGCGCACGGTCAGCCGGTCAGGCGTATCCACGAATCTCCCAAGGCCTGTGAGCTCCGGCGGCTGCCACGGTTCCTCCTCGTCGAGCCAGCCGTTCGGACCGCGCTGACGCTGCCGATAGGGCGAGCCGCTCATCGCCTCTCCACGTCGCTCGTGACCCAGCACGCATCGCTACCACCGGTCATCGCTCCGCACACGCCCTCCTTGCCGGCCACGTCGGTCGGGCACGGGCAGGGCAGGACGCACACGCCGTCCCACGAGCCGCCCTGACCCGTCGGTTCGCACCAGCCGCCCGCAGCATAGGCGAGTTCGAAGCAGGCTCGGTACCCGTCGGCGGTGTGACACGGTGAGCCCCAGTAGCGCTCGACTGCGCCGTCCGTGGTGTACGAGTCGGCGGCGTTCGAGAGGGCTGGGCCGACGCTGCAGCCGGCGCAGAGGAGCAGG